ATAGCTATCAAGAAGGTTTGACTTTCTATTGTGCGATTGGTTGTTGGTGATTCGTGCGGCCGTGTCGGGGAGCCGATAGCTGTAGTAGATTAATTTTCTACTTTACGCTTAAAAAAAATAGCCTCTTTCTCCCTCAGCGACCTAATTTTTAGTAGCTTACAGAGCTTCGTGATCTCGCTCGATGTGAACTCCGTTTCGTTCTTTCTTTTCTTGGCGAAACCGTAACTCGATAAGCCCAACTGCTCGGCAACGAACTGCATCGTAAATCCGTTTGCTCTGATCTTGTCATCGAGCATGATCGTGTCCGTCATCATATCCCTCCTTTCATGCGGTAGATTTAAATTCTACGTAGACTCTACCATATGATGTATAGCAAGTCAACTATTTTTTGCTAATTTGCCAAAAAAAGTTGAATACTGTTCTATTTTAAGGTATATTTACGTTCTCAGGGAGGTGTTGACATGATCGGAGATAAGATAAAACAGAGAAGGCTGGAGCTCGGGCTCACGCAAGAAGAACTTGCCAAAAAATTAGGATATAAGCACAAGTCAAGCATCAATAAGATCGAGTTAAATCAGAACGACATCCGTCAATCGAAGGTCGTAGCATTTGCTGTTGCCCTCGATACGTCTATCGCTTATTTGATGGGCTGGGACGAGGATGCCGAGAACGAACTTCTTTCACTGTTTAGAAATCTGAATGAAGACGGACGCGACGCAGTTATACGTTACGCTGAGCTTCTCGACCGTTCTGGGGAATATAAAAAACACAATAACATTAGCAGATCGGAGAAGGCGGTATGAAAATTAGAAAGCTCCCCTCCGGAACATACCATGCTCAAATACAGGTCAACGGAAAGCGGTACAGTATTACCGGCAGAACCCGTGCAGAAGTGGAAGAGAAGGTCGCAGAACGCCGTCTGACGCTCACAGACGCGCCCAGACAGAAGTTAGGCGTACTGGTGGACAAATACATATCTATCAAAGAAAACGTGCTCTCACCGTCCACAATCAAGGGATATAAGCAGATCAGACGCACATACCTCCCCGACCTGATGGACATGCAAGCGGATCGGATCACCTCTGACGTGCTCCAGGCATCGATCAACGAGCTGTCACTGAACCACTCACCGAAGACCGTGCGGAACATCATCGGGCTGGTCATATCCACTCTGAAAGTCTACGCCCCAAAGACAACCTTGAACGTGTCACTTCCGCAGCGCAAACGCCCGACATATAATGTCCCGACAACGGAAGACGTATTTCGACTAATCGAGTCAGCGAACGGACACCTGAAGACCGCGATCATGCTTGCAGCGTTCTGTGGTCTGCGGAGAGGTGAGATTGTTGCTCTCGATGCGTCCGATCTGAACGGAAATGTTCTCCACATCCAGCGTGCAGCCGTATTCAATGAGGACAACGAGATTGTGGTCAAATCCCCGAAGACATACCAGTCGGATCGCTTCGTGACGGTTCCTGACATCGTGCTCGCTCATATCGCCGATTTAAGCGGACTTATCTGCCCGATGAAGCTGTATTCGCTTACACGTCATTTCATCGCTCTCCGTGACCGTCTCGGCCTCTCATGCCGTTTCCATGACCTGCGTCATTATTATGCAAGTTTTCAGCACGCCATCGACGTTCCTGATGCCTACATCATGCAGTCAGGAGGGTGGAAATCTGATTCAATTTTGAAGTCTGTATATCGGAATACTCTCGACGACGAACGCCGCCGAAATGATGAGAAAATCAACACATTTTTAACGCAAAGTGCAAACAAAATGCAAACGGAATGCCGACAAACCGCGCAAATACTACGTTTGCTCACGGGTTCGAGCCCCGTTGCGCCCATCCGTTACGAAGACCCCGAAAGCCCCTGAAAATGCAGTAAAATCAAGGGCTCCGGGGTTTTTCGCTTTTTCGAAAAATGCAAACGTTTGCACTCTTAAACCGTCACTACAAGCGTCACAAAAATGCGAAGTGCAAATGAAACGCAAACAAAAAACGGGGCAGCCGACTTGCGCGCCAACGCTGTCAACCACCCCATCATCCAAAGGAGGACCCGCATGTCTGCCCTATGGCAGAATGGACGAACGACCTGTGACAGTCGAACGCCCTGAAAAGGAGAAAGAGAGTTTATGATCAAGCCTTAAGCAGCTGATCTCGTAAATGAGAAATCTCGTCACGTGTCTCATCGATGCGCTTAAACGCGGTTTTGTTGTCGCGTTCGAGAATCGCCACACGTTCCACGACCTGATTGTGCTTGTCGATCTTTTCCTCCATCTTGTCAAACTGTTTCTGGAGTGCATCGATCTGCACGTTCAGAACCCGATTGTTTAAGTACACCGATACAACAGCCGTCACCAATGCCGGTATAGCTCCAATGATGGCAATCATGACACTACTACTCATTTATCACACCTTCTTCGTCTTTTTTAATGAAATCCAACCTGCACCGCTTTTCAGCTTGCCCCATTTGCCGCTCGTTTTCACGATCGTGTACACACCGACCGGATGCAGCACCATGATCTTCTTCGACGTGCTGGAGGCTTTCGCCCTGACAACCGCTGTCTCAGTGATCTTGACCTTGTACGACACCCCTCCGCCGACCGTGACCGCGACCTTGAGCGCTTTCCACTTGTCTGCGTTGAGGTACCGTGCCGGACACGGCTTGCCTGTTACGTCATAATGACGGATGATTGTCTTTGCGTTCGGACATTGCTTTTGGATGAATCCTATCAGCCACTTCACCGCCTCGATCTGCTTTGTGCTTGCGTCCTTGTTGACCTGATCGCACATCTCGATCGAGACTGAATTGTAGTTGGTGCATTTGCCATAGTAGGCAGGGTTAGTGCCATAATACTTCGCGCCGCCGACCGACCACGCTGTCACATTCAACGCGATGGATTGAGCGATCACACCGCCCTGATCGACGAAGAAGTGCGCTCCTGCATAGCGTGAATAGTTACGGCTAAAATAGCTTGCTTCGTTCTTTGCCGTGTCTCCGTTCACCGCTGTGTAGTGCAGGACGATGTATTTGACGGATGACAACGCTCTTGAACCGCCATGACAATATGATGTGGCGGGGATATTGTAATTAATCTTCGGCATGGTTCACTCCTTCTGAATAATCACTTCGGTCTGCATCGGTGCGCTCTGCTCCGATCTTGGCAACCTCATCGGCTTCGACTTCAGGAAGTCCCGCAAGGCTTGTCAGGACGGAGAGGATTCCCGCAAGGATAGATGCGGAAACGATGTACTTCCAATCAACGTCCTTCAGAGCAACCGCTGTTCCGATGCTTGCGATCGCCGCTTGCGCTACTGTCTTGACGGCACGAACCGCCGCTGCTTTTATCCATTTGTTCCAGTTCATTTAAAACCTCCTTATGCTATCCTGACCGCCAGTATGCGCCCGCGTGTCAGGTTGCTATAGTTGCAAGCCGTCGACGCGCCTGAAGCGACATGTGTGGTCGTGTTGGTTGTAATCTCCACGGGCACCCATCCCGAGCCCCCTGTGCCCATCGTAAAATACGGGTAGGAAAGCGAACTCGATATATTCGAAAAATAGTATGCTTTGGTTGCCGTGCATGTCGGTGTGATCATGCCGAGCATCCAAACGCCTGGAGTCAGCGTAATGTCTCCTGTCATGGCTGTTCCTGATGCGGAACTGCTCGATGCTGTCCACACGGCTGACAAGCGTGAACCGATCGGTGAATCGTGACCGCCGACTGTGATGTCTCCTGATGCTTCGATGTTGCCGTTCCAGTCGACTGTCAGTGCGTTGGAACTTTCTTTCGGGTCGTCAGGTATTCCGTTACCGTTACCGATTACGAACGCCCAATCTCCGCGATTGAGCGGAGTTCCGCCTGTGTCTGCCTCGTTGAATTCACCGATTACTGTTTGTGATCGTGTTGTGGCTTGCGTGCCACAGTTTTGAGCGTGAGAGTAATACCCACTTGCTGTGGTAGCATCCCCTTCTGCATGAGCGCTTGTCCCGCTTGCTATTGAGTTATTCCCTTCAGCGTGAGAAAAATCGCCGCTTGCTGTGGCGTTGCGTCCCTCTGCGTGTGAGCAATACCCACTCGCCTTAACGTTGAATCCTTCGGCTGAACTATAATTCCCGCGGTCTGCGCTTGCACTTGTTGACCGTGTTCCGAACGTGTAATACGGCGCTGTGGCTGTTCCGCTTTGTGCTACGCCTTCTCCATACCCGATATTAGCTAATTCTGTTGACCCGTCCGATGCATAAAACCTTTGCCCATTCGCATCAATCACCGAATGAGCCGCGCCACTCTGTCCGATCTGCGCTCCTGATGCTCCGAACGTTGCCAGCTCTGTCAGCCCGTCCCGAACTGCAATTCCGTTTGATCTTGCGAGTAGGTTTCCGCCGCCGTTGGCAGGATCCGCTTCGAAGTCTTCCTTCGGTATTTCTGTGATGTGTGCTCCCGTGTCGGTGCCTGTCTCGGTGTGCCAAAAGTATTGATCTGTATTGCCGGCAATCTGCCTTGCCGTGTCCGCAACCTTCTTTGCTCTCTTGGCTGTTTCATTCGCCGTGTCCGCTGCCTGTTGAGCTGTCCCGATGTCCTTCTCGACAATCAGAATGCGCTGTGTTCCAACGGACGGACTCGAATAATTCCCGCCGATATAGAGTTTGTTGTTTCGCCACTCGACCGTCACAGAATCGCCCTTCTTGACTTCGGCAGCTGTCAGCTCTGTCGGGGTTTCGCGATCGCTCCCCGCGAGTCTGACATAGGCAACACCCGTCTGTTTGTCGATTCGTGTGACCTCTGCCTGATACGTGCTGTTCTTGATTTTCGTGTCGGTCTTCAGAGAACTGACAATATCTTTGATTGTTCCATTGCTTACTGCCATAAGTTTATCTCCCTGTTGACTGTTTCCTCGATGACGATGCCGTGATCGCACTCGATCGACTGGTCAACCACTCGCATGTCACCACTCAATCCGTTCAGTGATGCACGGACAACCGAATACACGTTCAGACCATTGACCCATTCACGTGTATATGAGTGCTCATCAACCATGTAGCTCAATGAATGGAGCATCCGCGTTGAATACGCATTGACCGTCTCACCGTTGACCGGAGTCGGTGACTCGTCGATTTCATCCACAAAAAAGCCTCGGCTTGCTACCGAGACGATGCTGTTCGGATCATCATTGATCGCTTCGACCTTGTGGTTTCCGACTATACTAATATACCGGTTTGGAATGTCGCTGATGTCCCTTGTGTACTTGATGCCGTTCTGAAGCAATCGAGCGTTCGAATTGTCAAGGACAACAGTCGGTCGTGTTGGTTTCGGCAGGATGTGGACCACACCGCGTCCGTCTATCTGCATCACGAAGTCACCGGCATTCAGCACCGCCCATGCTGCATCGAGCACTGGTTCACCGATTTCGTGCACCACATTCTCATTCAGGATGAACGAGCCTTCCACTTCAACGGGTGCATTGATCGTGTCCGCGAGCATGTCACCGACGTATTGCGCTCCGTCCACACCTGCTGGAGCATACGCCCCCGTGCTGATCATGGTCTTCGATGCGGGATAGAGCACCGAGAAGCCGTCCGCGCTTGGCATGTCTACGGAATAGTCATAGTCACCGCCTGTGATGTCAAATAGCAGTGTTGCCACGTCTACACGTTCGACCTCACCGCCCTGAATCGCTGTCATCACGATGCGGTAGTAATCTGTCTGAAGTTCACCGACCACATCCATGCTCCCCGATTCCAGGAGATCGCCGTCTGCGGTTTTGGTTACTTCCACCTTATCCACATTGTCGATTGTTTCAGCGTCAGCCCAAGTAGCGCGGTTCACTCGGAACACACGCCACTCGGCTGAATAAGATTTAGAGTAATCAACTGCCATGTTTATGCCTCACTTGTCGGGATCGGCAACTGGAATTCCTGTGTCAGCCCGATCTCCGTTGCATCGACCGCGATCTGTGTGAGTGGTCCGCCGTCCGTTGACAGGTCGGAAACCTGCACGTCTGCTTCATAAGCGGAACCATCAGGAGTGCGGACAAATACAGCGCCAGCGTAATGAGCCAACGCCCTTGCGGACATGATCTCATCCTGCTGATCGAGCCTGATCACATCGGATGAAAGCGAACCAGTCCGTGTAATATTTTTGCGCCAATACGCATCGTTGGTTCCGTTCAGGTGTGCCCGAATCTCAACGTCCTTCGAATAGCTGTCACCGATACTGATGTTGTACGGGAGTTCCAGCGAACCGCCTTGCCAATCAAAGCGCATGACCGCCCCGTCTGCTGTGTACTCGATATCAGCGAACGCAACATCGCCCTCGACCGTTCGAATTGCGAATCGGTAATGATGTGTCAGGTCATCACCGAATGGAGCGTACTCATCTGTTACGGTGTGTGTCAACGGGAACCCCTCGCCGATCAGGTATGAGCCGTCACCTGTGAGTCTGTAAATATCATACAGGTCAGTGCTTGTGCTCCCTGTTGGCGGTGTCAGTGCGATCTCGACCGACTGATGGTGGAACCCGTCATCGTCCGTATAATCCTGCGGAGTCAGCGTCACAAATGATGTGATTGTCTGTGTGTACCATCCGAGTGCTGAAGGATCTTCATCGCCTTCTGGTTCGACCTCAAGGTAATTGTCCCCGACCTTTTCATAGTACGTTTCCTCATCATTGACTTCTGTGTCTGATGTGGCGGTATAGCTAATCAGGACGGGTGATACTGCGGGATTTGTCCAGTTGACAGTGAATGGAAGAAGAATAGTCTCGGACTGAAGTCCTGACGCTTGATCTTCAGCTGTTAAACTGAGCGTGTACGAATCAAGGTTCCAAAAGTCAAGCCCAGCCGGGAATGACAATGTTGCTGTGAACGTATCATTTGATTCTACCCATTCAGGATAGATTATATCGCTATAGATCGTGTCGTTTGCTGTTTGCCTTCTGACTCCATCCGGGAACTGTCCAACTGCGCCTTGTGCAGAAATGATAGCAAGTAGATTGCACGGAGTATTTGCTTCAACGTTGACAGTCATCGGCATACTCTTTAATGTTGGAACTCCGCTTTCCGAAACAAGTGAAGTCGAAGTGATTGAGCAAACAGGCGGATCGACAATCGTGACTGTGTGTTCTTCGGACACAACATAACCACTGCCAGTCGATACCTGAACCGTAAACGTTAGTGAATTGTTTGTTGCGAAATGTGCAATCCTTTCCGCACTGATCTGCGTCGCTCCGAGACTGCTTTGACCGTCCGCAATCACCGTTCCGTTCGTGTCCACTATCTGCCACGCTGTCTGCAGGCTATCAGACGAGAACGTCCAACTGACCGCAAGCGAACCATCAGACGGGACATACGAAGCACATGAAGCAACCACCGAATCGGGAGTCTCGCTTGTTAGCTGTGTGGCGGGGTTCGAATAGTCTGAATACGTCATCTCATCGCCTTCGAGATATCTCCGTGCTTTGATGTAATACACCGTCGATTCTTCGAGTCCCTTAATCGTAATTGTCGCACTGTCATGGTACGTCACATTATCAACCGTGACCGCGCCATCCGACCATGTGAACTCATACGTTTCAGGGTCATCAGTCGAACGCCATGCGTCTTCTGCATCACTCCATGACAGCTCCGTACCCGTCGAGTCATCCTGACCGTCCTTGTTCCATCCGAGATGCACAATGACCGATTTACCATCCGCACCCGCTTCGGTGTCAAGAATGGTAATATCATCATCCGCTGCCGTTGCAGCAGGAGTCTCCAACTGCGTCACTCTCCACGGTACGGAATAGCGATGCAAGACCGCTTCGGCTGCGTGCCATGACTTCACCCTGACCCATGTGTACTTGCCCCTGTCCGGAATAAGGTTGGTCACGGGGATGGTCAGTGCTGTGCATGCCGCATTGTCCACGATGTCCGAACTTGTCCATGCCGCGTCACCTGGAATCAGTGAAGCATCAGGATATTCGCAGTTCGCAAGGTATTCCAGACGTACCTGATCGACGGGGTGCTGTGTGGTGTTGTTCGTACTGATGAATACCGTGCACTTGCCCGTCTGATCGGTTGAGGACACGTCCACATCTTTGATGGTTGCGTCCTTCGGGTACGATACATAGTAAGTGGTTGAGACTATTTCAGAGTCACCTGCGAAACCACGCGCCCATGTTTTGAGCGTCACCTGTACATAATCATCGTATGATAATTGCTGATAATCGCTGACATCATAAGAAGGTGTGACTTCGGTTGCCGTACTATTTGTATTGTGCTGATTCCACGTCTTGTTCTGTAACGTGTCAGTGATCGTCATGATGTAGCGCGTGTCGTATCGCTCAAGATAGCCCTTGCCCGCGTCAGTCGTAATCTTGCATGAGATTCTACCGCCATTTTCGTAATCAAATAACCAGCTTCCGAACGAAGGCTTCTTCGGTGCTTTGAATGACCTTGAAGCCGTGACAGGTGATGTCCCTGTTCCCTTGTCATTAGTCGGAACCACCGTCACCGAAACCGCACTCAACTTCCTTTTGGCGCGTGGGTAGAATGACGCTCGATTGTATGTCTTGCCGTTCGACGCTGTAAAATTGTTAAGATTAAGACTCGATTCCTTCTTTGCGGAACTGCCACTGTCAACCTTCTTCAGTGACCCGATCGTCCATGTTGCCTGAATATGAGATGCGCGTCTGCCGTTCGTCTTTTCTGTGAGTTTCTTCGGAACGACCCACGTTGACTTCATGACATACGGATCGCTCCGTGCTGGTGCGGACAGACTCTTGACAGCGGTGTCAGGCTTCTTAACCACGACCGTCTTTGTGTACTTCCATTTAGCTTTTGACGATCCACCGCCCTCGGTACATTTGTACACATGACCAGTACTTTTGTTCAGATACGTGTCGCCAACGTGCGCGTTCTTTACACCTGAACCCGGAAACTTGCTCGCATTGGTCGATGTACCTGTGATCTTTGTTCCTTTGTAATCATATGTTGCCATTTAAAATGCCCCCGCGCGTCTGTATCTCTTGATACCTCTTGCCAAGTCTCGAAGCATCACATTCGCATCATCCGATGCATTGTAGTTCAAATTGACCGTAATATTGCCGTCATTTGCCCTTATTTTGTCCGCAAGCGTGTCCATCCTCTTCCAGAACGGATCAAGCGGGACGATTGCTTCTGCTCCTGCCTCGCCTGCACCGATCAGCGTCGCACCGTCAACGATACCACCCTTTGCGTACCAGCTAATATCAATTCCAGGCTTTTCGCCCTTGCCGCCAATACCAAACGGTGGTTTTCCGTGTACGCTGAAATGCGGTAATTTAATCGAATCAAAGATTTTTCCGACATGGAGAGGGAAGAACGATTTGATTTTATCAAGAGCACTTTTCACGAAGTTCCTTGCTTTGTCGATTGGTGCCTTGATTGCGTTGTACACATTAGTGAATGTTGATTTGACCTTGCCGACTACCGAGCTGATTCCGTTGATAACCGTCTTGATCGCATTGACCGCCGTCTTGACGATGCTTGACACTTTAGGCCATACCGCCTGAACAACGGACAGAACCGCCCGCATCACCGTTGTAATGATTGACTTGATGACATTCCATGCAGGTGGAACCACCGCCTTCAGAATCTGCATGACAGTCTGAATCGTGCTCTTGATGTTAGGCCATACCTGCTGCACGATGTCAGACATCTGCGGCATGAGCGATTCAAAGATTCCCCAGATATCTTCAAGCGCTGTCTGAACCGCGCTCTTGATCGTCTCGACAACCGGCATCACAACCGATGAAATTGCGGACATTGCCGGAGAGATATAAGTCGAAAACCACTCCTGCACCTTTGCAATCATCGGTTCGATCGTGTTGACCGCGTTCTGAATGCCTGGAATAATTGTCCCTGTCAGCACATTCGCAACACCCGTTGCAAGCGGAGCAAAGATGTCAGCCGTTGCGACCTTCACATTCTGCCACGCAAGCCCCATCTGTTCCGATGCTGTCAGCGTTTCCTGATAGACAGAGTCGAGCGCGCCATTACTTCCTTCCGAAATCGCGGAATACATGTTCTCGAACGACAACTGACCGCGCTGCGCCGCGTCAAACATTGCGATACCAGACCGAGCACCGAACAGGTCAATCGCATCCGCACTGGAAACTGTTCCGTTCTGAACACCCTGAACGAACTGCGAGAAACCGTCTTTTGCACTTACACCTTCCTTCGCCCATTCCGCAACGCCTTTTTTCATACCTGCAAGAATGGTTGACGTGTTGGCTCCGCTCTTCTCGAATTGCGCGAGCATTGCGATTGATTCATCCGTACTGAATCCGAGCTGTTTAAAAGATGCCGCGTTTGCCGTGACCGATTGTGCCAGCGAACTGACATCAACGCCCGACTGCTGCGCTGCCACTGTCATTTTGTCCAGTGTTGCAGCGTAATCGTCGGACGAGATTCCCGCATTGTTCATCATGCGAGTAACGTCCTGAATGGCCTGTGTCGCGTCCACTCCGTTGACTTTGGCATATTTCATTGCCGATTCGGACGCGGACTGCAATTCGTCACCGTTCAGGCCGAGACGTGTGTTCAGCTCACCGACTGCGGAACCAATATCACCGAAGTCACCGACCACGTTCTGTGCGACGTTCTTATATACACCTTCGAGTTCTTTTGCCGCATCGCCTGTAGCACCTGTCGCCTTTATGACGTTGTTTGTGCCTTCCTGAATCTGTTCGAATGCGGAGAAGCCCGCTTTGCCGATTCCGACGATTGCAGCACCAATAGCAGCGGGAACAGCGAACTTGCTCAATGCACCGAGTAAACCGCTGTTGACCTTCTTGCCCGCCGCTTCGCCTTCAGGAGCAATCGCGTCTGAAATTTTACCTTTGATTCCAGTCGCCTCGGGGACGATCTGGACATAAGCTGTACCTAAATCAGCCATTATCTTTTATCCTCTGAAGAAGCCGTTCGTAATACGCGTCAAAATCCGCGCCTGACTTAAATGTCATAGCTTCTGAATCTGTCTGCTTTGGTTTCCGTTTGAGAGCCTCGACGATTGAATCAGGATGCTTTGAATTCTTCTTTGAGAACAAACCGTAAACGATTGCCCGTGCCGCATCCGTAAGTTCTGCGAGCATCAACGTGTCAAGCGGAATGTCCTCGTTCATGCGAGCCGTCACAACGCGCGAACCATGCCGCAACCCAGCTGTAAAGATGCCGAGCAACTTGATCGGAACGCTTTGCCAATCGTAAATGCGGTACGTTTCAGCGAGATCACAGATAAGTTCGTTTTTGTAGTGTGATAGTGTATGAACGAGGATCAGGAGTTTTTTCCTTCGTCCTCTTCCTGACCGAGTTGCTTTATGATCTCGACAATGGCTTTGCCGACATCCTCAACCGGAACGATGCCCTTCTTGTTGCGTATCTTGTCGTACAGCTGTTGTTTTTGCTTGTCCGTCAACAGCTTCGTGACAAGTTTCGGGTATGACATGACGTTTCCTGCATCCACATCAACGAGCACTTCAAGGAATTCCATGTCGTGAAGTTTTTCTTCGTTGATCGATGCTTTGAAACCGTTTGTTAATTCTATTTTTTTCATGCGGGGCCTCCTGAAATTTATTAAGCGTTCTTCATGTATTCGTAGTGAGTATTGCCTGACTCATCCGGAACGGCTGTCAGTGTAATCTCATAGCCGATTGCCTCATCATCCTTGTAGACAATATCGCCGCGCTCTGTAATGGACGCGTTCGGGATGACAATTCTTTTAATCACGTCTCCGCGAAGAACCATCTGGACAACCCATGCCGCGCCTTCCGCTTCGTCGCTGTTGGCTGTGACTGTCAGACCAGATGCAAGCGAACCGGTGACATTGTCATCGTTGTAAACTGCTTTCAGAACATCAGGATTCAGAGACTCGATCAGCGTGAGCTGGAACGTGTCAGACTTGGAACTCTGAATTGTCAGGACCTCGTCACCGCCCCATGCTTTGACCGTGTCTGTTTCCGGGCTGTTGGTGTTGGTCAGTCCGTCCTCGGATACATACCCAAGCTGAACGAATGCATTATCGAGTGCAGTCGTCGCATCTGTGGGGAGTGTTGAACCGAGTGCGGCTCTGAACACAGCACCAGTCGAAGCAGGTTTACCTACTGATACATTTGTTGCTGTAGACATAAAAACCTCCTTAATAGTGCGTAATCGTATAGACAGCCTGGTATCTGTATTTCTTGGCTGTCGCCGATGTGAAATTGTAATCTGTCATGAGTTTCGCGGAGCCGATATCGTCAAGTTCTGGAAGGTCATCCATGACCGCCTTGACTTCTTCGTTCAGAGTCGCCGCATCGAGCAGCCTGTCCGCATATGACTGGATCGCGATCGTTGCTGTCGTGATTCGGTTTAATACGCTCGAACCTGTCTTCTCAACGATCACGTACTGTCCAGAATCGTCTTCTGGTCTTTGCGCGTATGCCTCAACGGACAAATTTCTGTTCAAATAATCAATCAAAATTGCTTCGATCATGGTCAACCACCTTTTCCGCTTCGCAAACCAACCGAACCGAGTGCCTTCAGCAGCGTGTTGCTTTCGTAGTTTTCCTTCGCTGCTTCAGCAGAATCAGGCCACACATTCGCGATGGCTGTGTATGTTGCCTGATGCACACTCGATGCATAATCAGAGCCCGCTGCGCTTGCTACGGCTTGACCAGCGGACTCTAAATGGGCTTGCATTGCTCCGGATTTCATGATTTCGTTAATACCGGACACATTGAAATCAAATCGCACACTTTTACTACTCATAACGATCGACCGTCACTTTCAGGTTCCAGCCGAGAGGGATCAGATCGTCAATGCCCTGACTCGGGATGCCAAACGACTGCCAATCCTTGCCGAAGAACGTGATCTTGCGGTTCGTCCAGTCGTGTGTATCACCCTTCGGGATTGCAAGCGTATAAACCGCCTTGCGTCCGTACAGGTTGACCGTTTCGAGAATCTCCGTCTGCGATGTCGGTGAAACAAGTACGTTGTCTACCGGAACAGGAGTCTCGGTGTAGATCGGTTCATTGAACGCGTCTGTTCCCGTCTGTGTCTTTTCGTATAATGTGACTGTGATTCCTTTTAATCGTGCCATATCTCCATTACTCCGTATTTCTGTCGTCTGATGCCAAGTGCTTTCAGCTCATTCCGCATCAATGACATAGCTACCCCGCCGCCTGGAACTGCATACGTCCCTGACCACGAATAACCGAGTGCGGACTGTGATTCTTGAGACATCGGATCGCCTGTCGTGCTTTGACGCATGACACGGGCAACCACGTCGCACGTTACGAGTTTTACGACGCTTGCATAAGCCGTGTCTGAAGCGACAAGCGCATCGATATCCATTCCGACATCAGCTCCAGCTGTTCGGATAAGATCGGAGACAAGCGGGAGAAGTGCGGAAACACGTTCCTGCTCGGCTGTTGTATAGCTAACGCCCTCAATCGTGAGAACGTCAGCAAGCGTCGCAAAATCACTCATTTTTTCTTGCCTCCGGTCTTCTTTTTCTCGGGCTTTTTAGGCTCGGGAGCCTTGACTGGCTCCCATGCGCCTTTGAGTTCGCTCGGAACGTCAATAATCACGCCCGTTTTCGTGTTCCTGTATTTCATGATTAAGCCTGTACCAGACCGAATGCATCAGCGTCAAGGATTCCCCATCCGATGTATGCTTCAGCACGGAGGCAAACTTCGTTGTAACGCTTCAGGTCGCGTCCTGCACCGTCCGGATCACCATAGCGGATAACATCGAGCGGAATATTGTCAGAATATCCCCACTTGAACGCGCCCTGGAAATCACCAACAAGAACATGGTCAGTTGTCGATCCACCTGTCTCCTGAACAGATACAGTGCTGTTGACATCGGAGCCCATTCCGTAGAATGCATCAGGATTCTGTCCGAATCTGTATTCCGGATACTGCGGAACGCCGTTGACCTTCAGAGCTGCGAGAGCGGCTCCAGCTGTCGGAGACAAAGCCAGACCGGTGACCTCACCGTCTGTAATTGCCTGAATAGCGGAATCGATATTCGCATCGATGTTAGCAGCAGAATAAGCCACGATATTCGAAACGAGTCCGTCAAAACTGTTTGTAGCCTTGAAGGATGCCGGTGCTTTTGTAGCGGGATCAATACCATGAATAGCTGCGATGTCAAGACCACGAGCGATCTTACGTCCGAAGCCCTCTGCGAATGCGGTCAGATACTGGAGACGTACTTCGTCTCCGGCTTTCAGGAATTCATCGGAAACTCTCTGCTGATAGATGAATTTGACGGGCTTGATGACCTTTGCGGTAACTGTGGCATCACCCGCGGGTTTTGCACCGCCTTCAGCGACCAGAGCAGCCTCACCTGCTGCGTTGAAGATGAACTCTGTTACGCCGTTGAACGGGATCGGAGTCTGATTAGAAAGTTTTGCGAGTGCGGAATGACCGCGAACTGCATTGAACATTTCAGTAACGACTGTGGACGGGAAACTTGTTCCTGCATTAATTGTTGCCATTTAAAATACCTCCTGTAGTTGTTTAGCCAGTGCAGCCATATCGGATTTGACGGGATCGTTTTCCTCGTGCGTTGGTTCCACGCCCCCGATCGGTGCAGCCGGTGTCTTGATGAACGAAGCCATCTTCTTCGCGTCTTCACGAATAGCGTCTTCGTCATCACCTGATAACTTGTCTGCTAACTGATAAGGCAAACCGACCTCGTGAGCGATGCGCGTTTTTACCGAGCGCGTCTCGTAATCTTTGATTTTCGCTTTGAGTTCGTCGACCGTTGCGCCGTTTCCGGCTATAGCCTCATCCTTTGCCTTGATCTGCTTTGTCAGATCGGCGATCTGTGCTGTGAGCTCATCATTCTGCTTCTTGATCGAGTCATAATCAGCGTACTTCTCAGCCGCCTTTGTCTCTGCGCGCCTGATGCGCTCACCGATGATCGCGTCAAGCTGTTCCTGTGTTTCGATTGCTTTGAATTCTGACATGTTTTGTACCTCCTACTTTCCGGGTAGTGTCCGTGTTTTTTGCACTAAAAAAGCACGACCTACGCCGTGCCTCATTAGTAACTGACTGTTTGTTTGTGTTCTGCCTTACTTTCAAGCGTAATCCAGTGCGCGAGAATCATGCTGTCCAGAATCGAGATATCCGCGCCTTCAAGCTGTGACTGATAGCCGAAGCCGCCATTGCTCCCGATGACACGCTTCTCACAATGATTGATGACCTGGTCGACTGAAGGCTGTTCCATGTGGCAGATCGTACCGCCCGCAATCGCCTGTTCGAACAGAGCGTTCGCTGTAACGAACTCCGCTGTCTTGACGATGTATGCTTTTCTGAAACCTACCTGTTTGAGTGCTTCGATCAGAATAGGTGCACCGTTCGCACCGTCCACAACCACATCCGCGACATCTGCTTTGCTGATAAACCCAACCAGCCACGCTACGCCCGACCTCGATGGTCTGCAATCAATCGTTTCAAGGAATATCCGATCATCAGTCTTGACTGCGATGGACATTGACACGTTTGCGCCATCCTTGCCGAACTTCACGCCGCAATGGAGTTTGCCTTTCATCTTTGGAAGTGTCTCAACCTTCAGCGCGTCCCATTCGTTCTTTGAGATCGCCGATTTCTGATTATACTTCAGCCAATGCCCGAGCCGCTGGATGTTAAAGTCCGTCTCATCGTCTCCGATTTCTGACCTGATCGTCCTCTCCTTCAGGAAGTACCCGAGTGAGGGGTTTGTCTCGTACCAGGCATCAACATCATTCGGATCGGTGATCTTATTGACTGACCACTCCATCCAGCCTGATGCGTATGACCCGCCCTGAAGGACCCGCGTCCTGAATTTCGGGAAAACAGTTCCCGCGCTGATCGCTGTCGGTGGTGTCCCGAGCATGATCGTCTGCGGATTTTCGGAGTCCGTGACAACGTACTTTAATGCAGTTTCCTGTTCCGGTGTGTACTCTTGCGCCTCATCAATTATGAGTAAATCGTAGCCTTCACCAAGTGCGCCTGTTGACGTTCTCGTTCTGAACTCGATTACGCCGCCTCCTGCTACATAAATGTGCTCCTTTCCGAATGCTTTGATGTTGGAATCAATCTCCAGTCCGACCTTGTCACACATCCGACCGAGACGCTCCCAAACCGCATGAGCTGTTGTCGCCCTGTGTGCTGTGTATAGGATGCGCTCACCATTCGCAAGCCCCCATAAGCACCGCATCAGAACACTTTCGCTCTTGCCGTTTCGACGCGCTACTGAATAACCGATCTTTTGGTGAACCCACAGTCCTTCGTCATCCACCGCCATGATGTCGTACAATAGCGACACCTGCCACGGGATGACACTGTGTTCGGTTCGGTCATAAAGTTGAACCGCTTCTTCTCCACGAGTTTCGGTGTAAGGCAGAATCACGGACACCGTCGGGGCTTGTCGCCCTTTCCGTGTCTCCATAAGTGTGATCCTCCTGATCTATTAAAAACACCGCACTATGCAGCGTCTTTAACTAATGTATTCCCAAGTATTAGATTTCCAATCTGTCTGAAGCTGTGTTCTGTCACCTTCAATCTCATACGTGATCGTGCATCCGCATCCGTCATGACGTTCGAATACGCCATTTCGGTTCGCTTCGTCGTATGTCCACGTACCGGCGCGAGCCATGCACCACTCGCACGGGTCCTTGCCGTCATGGAGTCCGACTCCGTCATAAATCCGTTCGACTATAGCGTGAACACCGACCGCCTCTTGTGCGCTGATGTTGGCTCGCATCGTCCCCGTCGTGACCGACTGCGAATAGTTGACAATATTCTGTTTCATTTTCTCCTGAACTTCAGAATACTGTCTGCCTGTCACATACTCGACCAGACCGTCCACACGGCTCTGATTTCGCTTGTAGTCGACAACTGATAGGCCAACACCGCCACGCTTGTTAACAGCCGCCTGAACGCGTCTCGTAAAGCCTCCGACCGTGTTGTCGATGCCCTTCGTCATGTTCCGAAGAAGTGCATTCGAAATGTCAGCCGAAACAACCTCTTCCGCAAGCCCCGCATCCACAATGGCTTTGTCGAATGCTGCTGCCATCTTGTCGCCGATCATGACCGCGTACTTGTCCGCGTCCGCATACGTTGCAACACCGCGTTCCGCTTTCCTCCAGAGCGCAAGCAACTTCTTGTCAGCCTTCACAGCTTCGTTGTAATTTTTGGCTAAATTGTCATACAGGTCCTTTGTTGTCATAGCGTCATGCCTTCAATGTTTTCCGCGTTTGCCTCGTTCGCGAACTCGGACGGCTCAATTCCCGTCATATCACGAAGGCTTTCAGCGTCGAAGAATCCAGGCACGGCCTGATTGATCTTGATCGCACCGTCACCGATCTGTGACAGCATCGCCGCATCAGGCTCGAAAATCGGCTCCCACTTGGCTGTTGTGTTGGCAACCTCGACACGTTCATAATTTCGACGGTCGCGAACGCATACCGCAAGGAACCCCGCGTTTTTCAGGCCGACACTGAAATCTCTTTGCGCTTTCCGTGCCGTGAGTCTCAACGTCTCATGACTTGACTTGATCGCCTCCGCGCTTGACGGATTCACACTCGGGAACCCGAGATCATCAAGAGTCAGCCCCGTCTCTCCTGCGAACAATCCCGCGAACATTCGAAGCTGATCCGCATGCGGTGTCATGCTCTGTTGCTGGAACTGACCGACAACAGGATGATCACCGTCAGAGTCTTTGTCTATTCGAAGCAGACTGGACATCGTTGCCCGCCATTTATCCATGCGCTCCGCGCTGCCTTCCATCCCGAGGATGTACCGCTGCGGGAACGAATAGAATTCCGAAGCAATCTCTGAACGCTTCGCCGTCCTGACCGCTGCGGCAACATGAGACATGCATGCACGACTGATCCGACTGTGTCCGAACGGTCTGACCGCATCAGGACGATTGATAACCGGAACTAACAACGGATAGTCAATCCCTGTCTCGATCTGCTCAATGAGCTTACCGTGATCGTAAATCTGTGTGACTCCGGGCAACAAATACGCCTCAAGAATCGGCTTGTCATACTCATTCCATTCAAGAACCGCATAACCTTCTTTGAGCATGTTTGTCACAGGATCAATTTCTCCAGTCGCATGCCCGCCGTCAATCACCTTGAATCGCGGATATCCGTTTTCGTCCGTCGTAATGAAGATGAAATCGCACGAACTGATCAGTGCGCCGAGTATAGCCGAATCAACGAAGATGTCCTTCTGGTTCTGATTGAAAATCTCGTTCATTCCGTAGATGTCATTCGCGAATTCGCGGAACAGGAGTCTGTCAGCCAAGCTGTCGACCGCCTTTGCGCACCACCCGAGTGTTCCCATCCAATGACGGAGTTCCGGAGGTGTGCTGATGCCGAAGTCGAAGACGACGTTCTTCATCTCGTAATACCTGTATCGCTCAATTACACGACGCTTTTTGCGATCCAGCTTCTTCTTCAAGTAGTACATACCTTTGTAATCTGACATTGTTTGCCTTCCTTACTGAAAAACGGTTTTCACACGAAAATATGTGCA